ATCACAGAAACCGAACAAGGAATCACGGTCAAAGGCCGCTTACTCATTGATGACGTGGCCCGCGCCCGCGAAGTCCGCGCGCTTGTGCGCGAAGGCGCGGTGACGGGCCTTTCGATTGGCTTTGTCACGCGCAAGGCGGCAGCCCGCAAAGGCGGCGGGCGCACCATCACCGCGCTTGATCTGCACGAAATCTCAATCGTTCCCGTGCCGTCGCACCCGGCGGCACGAATTACCACGGCCAAGTCGGCCACAACCAGTGAGGGCCACATGGCCAATGAGAATACGGCAGCCGCGCCGGACTATGCGGCACTCGAAACCAAAATCGGCGAGGTTGCCGACACGGTGAAAGGCTTCACGGTGCTTGCCGATCGTATCGGCAAGCTCGAAGCCAAGCTGAACCGGCCCGGCAACGACAACAACCGCGCCGACAACGACAATGAACCGGCTCCGGAGCGGAAAGCCTTCACCGGCTATCTGCGCTCTGGCCGCGCCGACATGATCGATACGAAGGCGCTGCGGCTTTCGACCGACCCGAACGCGGGCTACTTCGCGCCTGCGGAGTTCTCGACCGAGTTCATCCGCGATCTGACCGAGTTCAGCCCCATCCGTTCGGTGGCGTCGGTCAAGCAGACCGGGCAGCCTTCCGTCGTGCTCGGCAAGCGGACGGGCATCACCAATGCCAAGTGGAAGGGCGAAAACGAAACGTCCGAAAGCTCGGAACCAGCGTTCGGCCAACAGGAGATCGTGACCCACGAAATCACGACCCACGTCGATATCTCCAACCAGCTCCTTCAGGACTCGGTGGCCGATGTGGAAGGCGAGGTTCGCCTTGCGCTGGCCGAAGATTTCGGCGCGAAGGAAGCCAGTGGTTTCGTCAACGGCGACGGTGCCAAGAAGCCCAATGGCTTCATGCGGAGCGACGCAATCGCGTTCACGCTGAACGGCCATGCGACCAATCTCAGCGCCGACGCGCTGATTACGCTCATGTACGCGGTGCCTGCGTTCTATCGCGGCAACGGCATGTGGGTGATGAACGGCGGCACATTGGCGGTCATCCGCAAACTGAAGGACGGGCAGGGCAATTATCTCTGGCAGCCGTCTTATCAGGCAGGCCAGCCCGAAACGATCCTTGGTCGCCCGGTGATCGAGGCAATCGACATGCCGGACGTGGCTGCCGACGCCTTCCCGGTGCTGTTCGGCAACTTCGCCGGATACCGGATCATCGACCGGATCGACCTGTCGGTGCTGGTCAACCCCTACAGCCTTGCGACCACGGGCATGACCCGCTTCCACGCGACCCGTCGCGTCGGCGGCGACGTGATCCAGCCGCGCGGCTTCCGCAAGCTCAAAATGGCTGCGGCCTAAGCGCCCCGCCGAGAAAGGACTGAACTTCCATGCGTGATCTTGCATCAAACATCGGCGCAATCGCGTCGCTGGTCCCGGCAGTTTATGTCGCGACCACAAAGGGAACCGCCGTCGCTCTGGCTGGCTTTGAGTCAGCAATGCTGGTGGTCAACACCGGAGCCATCGTTTCCGATGGTGACTACAGCGTGAAGCTTCAGGAAAGCGACACGACCGACGACGAAGACTTTACCGACGTGGTTGCAGCCGATCTTGTCGGCGCGCTTCCTGCCACGCTGGAAGCCTCAACCGTGTATCGGCAGGGCTATTTTGGGTACAAGCCGTATGTCCGCGCCGTCATCACGAAGGCTTCCGGTACGTCCATCGCTGCCAGTGCGGTGGTCGTGCTTGGCAATGCCCATAAGCGTCCGGTTGCGGCGTAACACCTATGCGGCTCGCAGACGATATCACGCTTACGGTCGGTTCGCATCGAGCCCCGATCTGTTTGCGCGCGTCTCTGCGGGCCGCGACTATTCTGGAACAAAAATACAATGGCTTTGACAAGCTGCTTGCCCAAGTCGCGGACGGCAACCTTGGCGCAATCGCTGACGTTCTCTCTGTCGGCCACGGCCAAGTTGATCTGCTTGACGCTCTTGATGGTGTTCCTCTAGCCGACGCCATCCCCTCATTGACGGATGCAGTGTCGCGCCATGTTCTGGCGCTGGCGGGCATCGACCCCGACAACCCCGACCCCGACCCGGACAGTGACGGCGAGCGGATGACGTTCGCTGAGTATCACGCCAAGCTCTATCAGATCGCCACCGGCTGGCTTTGCTGGTCCCCGAACCAAGCTTGGTCCGCAACGCCTTCCGAGATTCTGGAAGCCTACAGCGGGCATCTGGACATGCTGCGCGCCATCTACGGCAGCGCAGAGCAAGGCCAGTCCGTCCCCGACAAGCCCGATAGCGCCAAGCTCGATAGCGAGGGCCTGCATGCGCTCAAAACGCTTGGGAGGGCTGTCTGATGCCCATGCGCGGAGCCCGAATCTGTGGTTGTGGCCACCGCGTTCCTGCCGGTGTTCTGTGTGGATGCCAGCGCCAGCGTATGGCTGAGCGCAAGGCCCGTCACGAAGCCAACCGGCCCAATGCCACGCAACGCGGCTACGATTCCAAGTGGCGACGTGAAAGCAAGGCGTTCCTCGCCCGTCCTGAGAACCGGCTGTGTGCCTGTGGCTGTGGCCGCACGGCAGACATGGTGGACCACAAGGTTCCCCATCGTGGCGACATGAAACTCTTTTGGGACCGCAACAACTGGCAACCGATGGCCTGCATCCCTTGCCATGTCAGCCGCAAGCAATCCCTAGAACGAAAGCCGCAGCCGTGAAGCACAATGGCAAACCTCTTAGCGTGACGGTGAATGCCTCCGATCTTGTGACCGGAGAACAGCGCCTATTCCGTAGCATCATCGCGCAAGCAATCGACGATGCGAGGCGTCCCTTGTTCAAGTCCACGTTCGCCGTCACAGAGCTGGATATTGTGCAGGCTCGCAATTGGCTGCTTGGCGGCGACGAATGGTTCAAGGCCGTTTGTGGCTTGGCCGATCTGGAAGCGAGCCGCGTTCAAGCATTCACTCGCAAGCTGATTGATGAAGCGCGAGCGGTGGAAGCCAAGCGAGCGCAACGGATCGCAGACGACATGCCGGGGGTGGTGAGAAACCTTGGACCGCTGCCGGGCACCGGCGGGGGGAGGCAAGCGCGAGACAGCGCGAAAATAGAGTTTTCTCAAAATGAGGAACCGCAGCCGTGTCCGTGATCGACGTTGCCGATCTGAAGGCTCATTTGAACATCACCACGGATTCGGACGATGCCCTGCTGGCCGACAAGATCGCGGCGGCAGAGGGCTGGATTGCGGCCTACACGGGCGAGGATTGCCGCCTGCGGACCCGGTTGCGGAGCCGCTGAAAGAGGCCATCCGCCAGCTTGCGGCACACCTTTATGAGAACCGCGAAGCATCCCTCGTCGGCGTTTCGGCGCAGCAACTGCCGTTCGGCTTGCTCGATTTGCTGGCTCCCTATCGGGCGTGGGCGTTCTGACATGGCAAGAAGCCCGCAACTGGAACGCCTGCGGCGACGGATGGAAGCCATCCCAAAGGCTGTCATCGAGGCTGTGCAGCCTGCCTTGGAGAAGTCCGGGCAGGAATTGGTGGGCGTCATGCAGACGCTTGCCGAGCCGTCACGCGATACGGGCGACCTGATCGATAGCATCACCTACACCACGGCGGGCAACAGCACGCCTCCCTATAGCCAGCCCGGCGGCGCTCAGGTGGTGCCGCCCAATGCGGTGATGGTGACGGCGGGCAATCAAGATGTGCGGTATCCGCACCTTGTCGAGTATGGCGCTCAACATGCCCCGGCTCAGCCGTTCTTTTGGCCCGCCTATCGCCTGCTGAAGCGCCGGATGGCTAACCGGATCAAGCGAAGCATTTCCAAGGCCGTTCGCGAGGGCTGGCAGAAATGAGCGTGTCCCTTGCATTCCAGAAGGTCGCCCGGACCAAGCTCGCCGCCGACGAGACGGTGACGGCGCTGGTCCCTGCGGCGAACATCGTTGACGCCAACGCACGGCCCGAAGTGTTTCCCCGGATCAACCTTGGCGAGGATCAAGAGCTACCGGCTGACGAAGTTGTTGGCCGCTATACGCGGCTCGCTTCCACCTTCCACGTCTGGAACCGGGAGCCAGGCCTAGCCGGTGTCAAGGAAATCGCCGACGCGATCAAGCGCGCCTTGCGGGGCCAGCTTTGGACGCTCGGCAATTATCAATGCATCGATTGCCGCTTTGAAAGCGCCCGGTTTGTCCGTGATCCGGATGGGCAGACGGCGCACGGCATCGTCACCTTTGAAAGCGTGATTGAGGAACTGGCATGATCCGCGCCGGCAAGCTTGATCGCACCATCACCATTGAGCGCGTCACCATGACGCCCAACGACGCTGGCACGCCGCAGGAAACGTGGGCGGTGCTGGTGACGTTGCGCGCCGAATTGCTCGATAGCGCGGCGACCGAAACCGTCAACGGCGCGGGTGAGAATACCGAGCGCGCCATCGCTTTCCGGACCCGGTTCTATCCGGGCGTCACGGTCGCGGATCGTATCAGCTACGAAGGCCAGAGCTTCAACCTGCGGCAAGTGAAAGAGCTTGGGCGTCGGCGCGG